ACGGTTACGGCATACGGCACTCCACCTGAAGGGTTATCAACCACCATTTATCCATTTCATCTCACCACAGAGGAAGCGGGGGGTGGGGTGTTTTTGGCAGGCGAAACTATTTCGACGGTGCCTGTGGAAGATCCTCTTGCTATCACTGCTGAATTACTTGGTTCCGTTTCTGGGTTCACTATTTCAGAAACTGGTCAGAACTATAACATAGGTGATAAAATATATGTTCCGTATGGGTTTAGTGATGGGTATGGGGCAGTTGGACAGGTTGCAAGCCTCATAAGCACTGATATTTTGTCGATTAATGTGGTAAGCGGTGGCGATGGTTACTACGCCAATCTGTCCTTAATAGTGGACAACTCTGGGACCGGCGGTTATGGTTTGTCTGGTTATGTGAGTAAGATTAGCTCAGGCGATATCTTAACTGAATCTAGCGAACGAATTATTTTTACCGCACTCAACGAAACGAGTGATTTAACAGATTTCGTGGCTACGAGAGAAGCTGTAACATATTATGAGCAAGGCGTTTCTATTGCGGATGTGTTGGTTGGCGATTTACTATTAAACAGTGATTCTGCGACCGAAGATGGTTACAAATTACTATTTGAAGATGGAACGACAACATATAATGCTAGACGGAATGATCAAGAAGTTATTTTAAACGCGAGTGATTGGTCTGGAGGAAATGCCTTAAGCTCAGTCTATAATTTAAATCTTAGCAGTTTAATTGGTAGCATTACAAGCACGGTGAACTATTTGCCATGGTATGTGAATGGTTCGTTGGTCGAAATAGGAAAAATATCAGAAGTGACATTAATTTCAACAGGGGCCGATTACACAATTAAATCGCCGTATGTGTATGTCCCTATGCCGACATCAACACCCACCGCAGATATTGCTGGTTCGAATGTTTTATCTACTCTATATTACACATTTGAGATGGCTAACTTAGTGCCGGTGTTGGCGACAGGACAGATCGGTAAAATTGATGTCATTTCGAGCGGTGGGGGTTATGTTTCTAACAATAATACCTTCTTTGTCAATAGCACGACATCAACCACTGTTAGTGGTAATGGGGCTGAAGTAGGTATTGTGGTTGCTGGTATCATCAAAGGACAAGGGCGTTTCAAAAATACAAAGAGTATGGCGTCGGGTGATATGTATCTTCAAAGCGAAGATAAATATCAACCGTTCTCATATATTTTGTCGTCAGAAGAAAATTTATCAACATATCAGGATATTGTCAAACGATTGGTGCATCCTGCTGGTGGGCTGTTATTAGCCAGAAGAATTATTGATAATGCGGCGGATTTGTCTATTAATTCTTCGTCAACTATATCGACGACAGTTGTATAAATACATATAATCATGGCAGAATTAATTTCCCAGAAATTTCACGTTCATTCCGCAAAACAATTTGTCGAGTCGTTAACCGAACCAGATAACGATTTTTATTATCTGTTTATTGGTCGTCCGACTTCATGGTCAACCGGCGACGGAACCGTAGATACCCCTAATGATTCTGTTGCAAATACTACGTTCGATTATTGGCGAGATATTGTTGCGTTCAAGCGTATTTCATCTGAAGATATTATTCACGTAACGCCTCGTTACGATTGGACCGCGAACAACAAGTACAATATGTATGATCATCGCATGTGTCATTGCGACGCAGTTGCGAACACAGATTATCCATTTTATGTTCGAACATCCGAAAATCACGTGTTTAAATGTATTTACAATGGACGTTCTAACGCCACATCAGGGCCGTCGAATAGCACATCAGAACCAACCATAACCGGTCAGTTAGATATTTCAAGTTTAACTATTGCTAGTGGCGACCCGTTGAATTATGTGTGGAAATACCTGTACACCATCACACCCACACAGAATACGAAGTATATGACGGCCTCATATATTCCGGTCACTTCTACCGGCGATAACTTAAATGCGAACGGCGATATTTTAGATGATGGGACGAATCAGTATCAAGTGTTTAATGCGGCAAGATTTACCGGTAACGGAGAAATATTGCGTGTTGTTGTCGAAACAAACGGCATCGGCTATTCTTCGACGCCGACCGTGACCATAGATGGAGATGGAACGGGTGCCGCTGCTACTGCGACAATTACATCAAACACCGTATCTGCTATTAATATTATTTCCGGTGGACAAAATTATTCGAGAGCAACCGTTACAATCTCTGGTGGTGGGGGTAGTGGTGCAACCGCTACTGCGATTATTTCTCCTCGCAGTTCTTTTGCTAATACAACCGGAACGTTTTATATTACCAATCATGGTATAGACAATACGCTCGAATTAGATGGTCGATACCTCATGTTGTATACAGAGTTAGTCGGTAACGAGGCTGGGACTATTGCGACTTCTAATGATTTTCGTCGCGTAGGTATTATTAAAAATCCGTTATTATACGGAACCAATGAACGAGCCGAAGGAAATGTCTATAGTCAAACGATGAACCTGACCTTATATGCAGTTTCCGGGTCTTTTACAAAAGATGAAGTGGTGTGGCAACCAAGCACAGGTGCCTATGGTGTGGTTGTCGAACAATTGTCACAAGTATTAAAAATTGTTGGTGTGAGTGGTAATTTTACTGTTACTGGTAATACATATATTCAGGGAATTGGTAATGGTAACACCACGGGTATGATTATCGGCGCAACGACAATACCGTCTGTTCCCGAATCATTTGTACCGACTGTCAGTGCTTCTGGCGTCACCGCCTATATAACTTCAATAGAATATCCTTCGTTTACGCCCTATTCAGGCGATATTCTATATGTCAATAATATAACGCCTGTAGTTCGTGCCAATAATCAGACTGAAACCATACGCACGGTCATAACATTTTAAACGCGGGTTAAAACACGAGTATGCCTCTATCTAATACAATTCTGAACACCTTATCGAGCGGCCCGTACTGGGACGATTATGACCGCACAAAACGCTTTCATCGTGTATTAATTCGGCCAGCAAAGCCAGTACAAACACGGGAACTCAACCAGATGCAATCTATGTTGCAGAATCAGGTTGAACAATTAGGCGCGGGTGTTTTCAAGGAAGGTGCTTCGTTAACCGGAGGCAGTTTTACTTTCGCCAACAATGTGATTGCGGTCCAGTTTATTCGCGACACAAACGTTGATATTACCAATTTTTATACAGCAAATACCGGTGTCGGCGCTATTATTCGGGGTGTAACCAGCGGTGCGGAAGGTCGTGTCGTTCAATATTCAAACCAGCCATCACAATCATACGCAGCGGTGGTGGTCGCGCCGTTAAATGGTGCCCGGTTTATCGGCGGCGAGGGTGTGACGTTCATCAATACACAAACCAATTCGACCATGGCCACGATGACGCTGGCTCCATCACCAGTAACCGTCAAGAATGCCGCAGTTTTTTCTGTTGATGCCGGAACGTTTTTCTTATCCGGGCACATGGTCGATGCCGACAGACAGTCTATTGTACTCAGTTCAAACACGAATTTAATAACCGCCCGTGTTGGTTTCCAAATCAATGAGACAGTTATTACTGAAGCGGACGATTCATCGTTGTATGACCCGGCGTTGGGTGCATCGAATTACGCGGCACCGGGTGCGCATCGGTTAAAGTTAACTGCAACGTTAGTGAGCAAGCCAGTTCAAGGAACAAGTTCGATTGAACAAAACGCGGACGAGAATTTTATCGAAATTGCTAGAGTCATTGATGGTGTTCTGGCTCAACCCGCCGAACGCACAAAGCCTGAATTATTAGAAGATGTGTTGGCCGAACGCACGTATGATGAATCTGGGGATTATGTTGTATCGCCATTTACATTAAATATCAAAGATCACAATCCTCCTCTGGACATGCCGAACATGACTGGCACCATCAACATCAATGCATTAAGCACATTGGTCACGATGGCTGGTGTAACAACTGCGTTTGACACCGAAGCCACAAATAATGATGTGTTAGTGGTCAATGGTGAGCGTCGTGACATCGTTACTGTTGTGAATAGTAGTGTGTTATATGTGAATACCGCGTTTTCTCTTGATGCGTCAAATGTGACCGGCGTTATTGTTTCTTCGAATAAGTTTAATGCAGAAATTGGTGCTGGTCGAGCGTATGTGCGCGGGTATCAGGTTGCAACAACTGGTGTTACAAAACTAGCGATGGACCGCCCACGAACAACCGAGAATACGACAAATTCCGATACGGGAACATTTTTTGGTCCGTATGTGTATGTCACACGACCCAGCAGCACTACATTATTTGGAATTGACACTACAAGTCAAGCCGATCTTCATGCGGTGTCGTATGAAAATATTAATACCAGCAGCAGCATTTACAATGCCTCGAAAATTGGCACAGCCTACATTCGGTCGTTAGTATTTCATTCTGGTATTGGTGATGCTAACACCATTTACAAAATGTATTTGGTTAACGCTGAATTCAATAACAAGACTTTTGTGGTTGACACCACACAACATGCTACCGGTAATGCAACGCGTTTGACCGTCGCGACTGCTACTGTGAGCAACACGACAGGGTATTTTATTACTATCGCACAAAATGCGACCAGTGCTACGACTGGTATTGTGCCAACGGGTAACGGGGCATATGGTGGTGCGAAGATTACGTTGTATGATATTAATGGTGGGCAATTAGATTATTATGCATTAAATTCAAACACAACTGTCGTTGGGCCGCTGTTTACTACAACTATTCAAGTTACGTCAAATGCGTTCTTTTCGACCATTAACGCTACTGGTAATGTGGCTATTACATTTTCCGATAAGTCTATTCGCAGCGTAGCCAATGGTGTAACAAAAGGGAAGGGGCTGAATGTTCATCCTCTTAGCCAAGTTGGGAATATTCCTACCGGCAACACTGTGGTGTCTGGTTCCGACCAAACTGCGTTAGTATTCCCTTTGCGCCACAATTGGGTGAAAGCCGATTCGTTTAGTCAGGAAAGCTTCCAGACCATTCGGTTCTTGGGAGCCGCGTCAGGAACCACATCAGGCGCGAACACACAATTTTCATTTAGTTTGCCTGCCGGTGAAGAATTTACGGAAACTTCTGCGGTATACGAAAGTTTCGTTGTCGCAAATACGACAAACATTGTTCCGCTTCACACATCGAATGTGGTTATTGCTGGTTCCACGGCAACATTAACAATACCCACGTCATTGGTGGGGAGTGGTGGAATTAATGTGTATGCGCGAGTTAGTGTTAATACAACAAATCCACGTCTTAAGACGCTTATAACTGCGAATACGAATACCTCGAATGTTGTTGTGACTTCCTCGAATGTAATTAGCACCCTTGATCGCGGTCATGTCGGTATTAATAATATTAATGCTTCATCATCTCGTGTCGTTGGTCTTGGTGTGGCTGATGTGTATCGTGTTCGTAATGTCTATGCCGTTCCTGACCCGGCAAACGTTTCGGCGTGGGTAGATGTAACGGATCGGTACACACTCGACAACGGGCAACGCGACTGGTGTTATGACCACGCTTCGTTAGTGCTGAAACCCGGTTTTTCACATTACCCAGCGGCGAATCAAATGTTAGTCATGATCGATTTCTTCGCGTCGTCGTCTAATGGTTATTTCACCGCAGAAAGTTATACAAATTCTGGTTTGGACGATGGATACGTTGATATCCCATCATTCACAAATCCAAAGACTGGCACTACCTATATCTTGCGCGATTGTGTGGATTTCCGGCCAATTCGGGCCAATAATACCACACTTGCAAACACTGCGTCAAATCCGTATGTGAATACTGTTGCAACATTCGGTACGCAAGTAACACCATATCCGTTGTCGGTGTTCCAGACAAATTATTCATACTATCTGCCGCGTATTGACCGGGTTGTGTTGACCAAGAATAAGGAATTTAAGATTTATCAGGGCACACCTAGTCTCAACCCGGTGCCCCCTGCTGATATTGAAGATGGTATCACGTTGTATCTCGTTTCACACAAGGCGTATGGTTCGAATACAGAATCTGCCCAGCTTTTACCGTTTGAATACAAGCGGTACACGATGAAAGATATCGGTAAATTAGAGCAACGTATTAAGAATATTGAATACTACGTACAGTTGAATTCACTAGAGCAGCAAACCTTAAGTACACCGGAGTTTGATGAATTTGATATGGAGCGGTACAAGAACGGCATTCTCGTAGATCCGTTCGTGTCAACTGCTATCATGGATGTTACCAATCCGGATAACTCATCAAGTATTGACCGTGCCGAACGTGTGTTGCGTCCATTCTTTATTTCCAACTCGTTCCGTATCGGGAAATTTAATGAAAGTGCTAGTTCTGGTGTTGAAAAGACCACAGGTGTGGTTACCTTGTCATATTCAGAACTACCGCTCATCAATCAACCACTGGCGTCGAAAAGTGTGAATATTAATCCATTCAACGTGGCGTCTTGGTCGGGGTCATTAAAGTTAATTCCGCAGTCGGATACATGGTTCGAAACGCGTATCAATCCTTCTGTGGTTGTCAATTTATATAATGAAAATGATAGCTGGGGGTCGGCCAACACAGTGAAGACGTTTGGCACCATTTGGAATGATTGGAGCGAAAACTGGTCAGGAACGGTCGTAAAAGAACAATATCGTATTGCTGGTATTGTCGCAAACGACCCTGATCCGGGCAACCCGCATCCGTTCCAGCGTGAACAGTGGATTAATGTTAACCAGACAACAAAGACTGGTTCTGCAACCCGTAGTGGTAACCAAATTTCTGCCCGTGCGAGTGTGATCGAAAAGAATATTGGCGACCGCGTCGTTGACATGAGCGTTTCGCAGTTTATGCGTAATTCAAATGTCATGATTGAAGCGACCGGTTTGAAGCCCGGAACGCCTATTCGGGCCATGATTGATAAAGAAGATGTGACAAACTGTTTAGAAGTTGCGAATGAAATCCGACTCGCAACAAACGCAGCAGCAAGTGCATTTACCATCGGTGAGGTAATTACCTCCAATCATGCATCTATCGGGTCTGCCACGATTATTGGAAGAACCTCAAATATTCTTCGAGTAGCCAATGCAGTCGGTGTATTCTACAAGGTTGGGTCGAACGTCACTATTACTGGGTCAACGAGCGGTGCCGTTGCGAATGTGAGTTCATATGTTGGGTTATCTGGACGTTTCCAGTCAGTTGTTAATTCGACGGTGTTGGTATTAGACGCTGGTGCGAGTGATACGACCGGCGATTATGTTGGGAATACCATCACTGTCACCTCAACAGATATTCATCTGCTGAGTAATAATCTATCGTCGGTGAACCCTGTGTATTATGCGGGTGCAATCGTTCGGACTATTACGGATTACGACGGAGTGACACATCGTGCAACATTATCTTCACCGCTGCCTCAGTTTTATTCGACAACTGATTATATCACGTCGAATTCGACATACAGTATTGGAACCCCACATACGGATTATTTGGCCGACACAACATCAATTGTTGGGGTGCCAACGAATGAGTATGATTCACCCGTAGCCGACGCACAAGTTCCCGGTGCGTTCTATGGTCTGCTTCGTATTCCAGCCGGGGTCTTTACCTCTGGCAAGCATGATGTCATTGTTACGGATAATGTTGTTCCTGAATATGCGTCAACTCGGGCGTTTACTCAATATGAATCAACCGGCTTCATTAAGACCGTCGAGCCGACAATTGTTAGTACACGAAATATAGATTTCGTTAATACGCCAGTGACCAGTTCAAAGAATATTTCTCAGTCTAGCACAGTTTGGAGTCCAACGGGAGAATATATTGATCCGCTGGCGCAGACGTTCTTGATCGACCAGTATCGTTTCCCGAAGGGTGTGTTTGTTAGCAGCGTTGATTTGTTCTTTGGAAAGAAAGACCCGAAGAACCTTCCAGTGCGTGTGCAAATTCGCCCGACAAACAACGGTTACCCGTCGTCTGATGTTATTTACGAAGAGGCGGTCGTTAACGGCAACGATATTAATCTCGTGCCCGGTAACGTTACACCAAATCCAAGCAATACGAGCCATTATACGCGGTTTACCTTCCGCGAACCGGTGTATCTAATGCCGGGGATGGAATACGCATTAGTTATCATCACGAATAGCTTTGAATATGAAGTATTTGTTGGTGAGGTTGGTAAAACAATTATTGGTGATACCCGTGTTATTTCGGCACAACCATACGGCGGGTCATTCTTTAAGTCTCAAAATGCTCGGACGTGGACCGCAGAACAGAATGAAGACTTAATGTTTGTGGTTAACTATGCAAACTTTGAAACGACTGGCACGGCGTATTTCGCGTTGTCTGATGTGCCAACCACGAATGTGGATTATGACGTAATTAATATTCAAACACATCATATGAAGACCGCAGATTCAACCCAGTTGGTTCGATTGACTGCGCAAACGACGGGTGTGCTTGGGACCACGCAAAGTATCCCGATGGATTATAACTACGCACTGACGGAACGTAAGACTATTATCGGCGGTAATGCTAATTCATTCCAAATGGAAGTAACATTCGGCACAGATTCGAATGTGTTGTCTGACGTATATAACACAGAACGTATGAATATTGTGGTGGTGAAGAATATCATCGATAACGGAGAGTTATACGGCAATGGATTCGTAGTTGTGAGCCATGGGACAATGACCAGCCCTCATGCTAATTCACATCTATTAACAATTACTGGTGGTAATGGGTCTGGTGCTGAAATTTATGCTAATACGAATTCGACTGGTTATATTACAAGCTTCTATGTGGTGAATGCTGGCGCAAGCTTTACTGAAACGCCTACGATTACCGTTTCAAGCGCAAACTACTCGGTTGCGCCAACTATTCGGTATAACGGCGAAACCAGCAGCAAATCAGAAATTATTGGCGAAAACAAGAGCCGATATATTACACGAAAGGTATCACTAGCTGAAGGGTTCGACGCCAGCGATATTAAAGTTTACTTCGACGCGTCTCGGCCTTCTGGGACAAATATTGATGTATATTATAAGGTGTTAGCAACCGGTGATACGGATCGGTTTGAAGATAAACCATGGACGTTGATGGAAGTGAAGCCAGAACAAGCGTCGGTATATACATCACTTGATGGGTTTAAAGAATATGAATACCGCACCGTCGATAACATTGTTTCATATACGGACTCAGTTGGTAATGTGTTTAATCGGTTCCATACGTTTGCGATTAAAGTCGTGATGCGTTCAACGAGTACGACTGTTATACCTCGGATTCGTAATTTCAGAACAATTGCGCTTGACGAGTAAGGATAAATACTATTATGGCATATGTACCTACGACTGATTATCGGGTGGCCCGTGAGATTGAATCTCGTGGGCTGCTGTCAACAAATGATGCTGACCTGAAAAATAATAGAATGATCCGGACGAAACAAAAACAATTACGTCAGCAGCAACAAACCCTCGACCAAAAGTTCACGGCAATGGATTCGCGTTTGGATCATTGTGAGCATTTGTTGAACGAGTTGGTTCAGCACATTTCCCAGTTAATCGCAACGAACACTCACACGGAGTAATACATGGCGTTACCCGCACAGATTCTTACGACCGATTCTTTTAATACATGGCTTGATGCCACTAATCAGTTAATTCAGCACGTCGGCAATACCCAAGTCTATGTCTTATTGGGCGGTGTGTCAACGGGTAATGTGTTTATTAATGGCACGATGACCGTGAATTCATTAGTCGTGAATAGCACGGCGAATATTGCGGGTTCATCCTTAAATGTGTCGGCCAACTTGTTTCATACAGGCGCAAACGCATATTTTGCGTCACATGTGTATATTGCGGGCGGTAACCTTTTAACCGCAACAGGCAATGCAACGTTCTCCGGGGCGTCCGTGAATGTGACAGCGGGGACATTACGTGTGGGCGGTGCGGTAAATGCGTTAAGTACATTGGGAATTGCGGGGGATGTTAACGCGTTTAGCACAGTGGGAATTACAGGGGCTGTAAATGCGTTAAGTACATTGGGAATTGCGGGGGCTGTGAATGCGTTAAGCACAATGGGAATCGCTGGAACATTAAATGCATTGGGTACGACTGGTTTTAGTGGGGCAGTTAACGCATTTAGCACAGTGGGAATTGCGGGGGCTGTAAATGCGTTAAGCACGATGGGGATTGCTGGAACATTAAATGCATTGGGTACGACTGGTTTTAGTGGGGCAGTTAACGCATTTAGCACAATCGGTTTTGGTGGCGCAGTTAATGCCTTAAGTACCGCTGGCTTTAGTGGGGCCGTTAACGCGTTTAGCACAGTCGGGTTTGGTGGGGCCGTTAACGCATTGAGTACGGTCGGGTTTGGTGGCGCAGTTAACGCGTTTAGCACAGTCGGTTTTGGTGGCGCAGTTAACGCATTGAGTACGGTGGGTGTTTCCGGAACATTAAACGCATTGGGTACTGCTGGTTTTAGTGGGGCGGTGAATGTATTTAGTACATTAGGTGTTGCGGGAATCGTGAATGCGTTAAGTTCGTTAGGTGTATCTGGGAATGTAATTATTGGTGGGGTGGTGTCTCTTGCCGAAGCATTAGAATTAACAACAATAAATACAACAAGTTTAACAGGAACCCTCACATTTAATGTGCTAGAGTCCGGTGTGATTTATTTTACATCTAACGCTACCGCTAATTGGACGGTGAATGCTATCGGCAATTCTACAGTCACAATGAATTCATTGCTTTCAGTTGGCCGATCAATATCAATAACTGTTTTGGCTACACAAAATACGACGCCTCGGTATCCGACATCGTTTGCTATAGACGGAACAACCACAACGGTGAAATGGTTGAGTAATAGTACCCCATCATCAGGAACTTCCGGCGCTATTGATGTTTATACATATACGATTATAAAAACGGCGGCAACCCCAACATATACCGTTTTGGGTACGTCGTCGTGGTTCTCTTCATAATAATATGGGTATTCTGGGAACATTCAATGCATCGTCATTGAGAAGATATGGTTTTGGTGTTCGTCAATTACCGACATCAGTAACAGGTTTGTTGGTTGCTTCTGGCGGTAGTTATTCAAGTGGAACCGGCTCTGCTACCGGTGGTGGCGGTGGTGGCGGTGGTATTGTCAATCAGACATTTACTATTGATCCGCTAACGACATACACATTTACCATCGGTACTGCAATTTCTGGTGGAAATGGAGCTAATACCGTAGCATTTGGGTCAACTGCTGTCGGTGGCGGCAAAGGCGGTACCGATTCATCAACACAATCTGTCAGAGACGGCTCTTCGGGTGGTTCTGGTGGTGGTGCGGCATCACAATATTTTGATGGTGTAGATTGGCTTTCTTCATTCGGTGGTGCAGGAACACAAGGCAATTCTGGCGGTGATGGCTATAGAAACGGCGGCGGCGGCGGTGGTGGGTATGGAAGTGTTGGAGGTGCTGGAGACGTTAATACCGGTGGTAATGGTGGTTCTGGGTATACGTCTAGTATTAGTGGTGCCTCGGTGACGTATAGCACTGGCGGTGCTGGTGGGGGTTTAAGCACAAATGGTTCATCGCCAGCTTCAACATACGGTGGTGGTGGTGGGGTTGATCGTCCTGCGCAAAATGGTGTGTTAACGTTTGCTTATCCAATTAAATTTCCGTATGGAAAGACGACAGGTTCACCGTCAGTCACAACAAATGCCACGCATAAAATTTACACATTTACCGCAAATGGAACATTTAGATTTTAATATATGCCAAAAATAACAAGTAATACAAATAACACAATTCGTTCAAAAATTCCGACCAGTGTTGACGTTTTATTAGTGGCTGCTGGTGGTGCGGGGTCGTTGGATGTGCCGGGTAAAGGTGGGCAAGTTCTGGAGTTTACCTCAAATATATCAGTCGGGCGAAATTATATTATTAGAGTAGGAATTGGTGCCGAAAATGCGAATGGCGGCAACACATCTGCTTTCGGACAGACGGCGTTGGGGGGAAGTTGTGATGGCTCTGACAATTTTATAGGAAACGGAAATCAAGGCGTCACTTCTGTAATTACTAAATTGCCGATACAATATGGTGCAGATGGACAAAACGACACTAACGTGATTATAGATGGTTCTGGTAATGGCGGCGGTCTTTCCATGCGCGGCTCACATGGGGTCGTTATTGTTGCTTATCCGTCTCTATATTCTCCAGCTTTAGTTATTGGTGACTATGACGTAAATGTTGTATCGAACACGCGCATTTATACGCTGTCGACAACATGTACATTTTTATTTTAATTAACGGATTTATATGGGTTTACCAGATTTTATTCAACTCGCTAATACGTTCGGGCAATGGGTCCATGCCACAAATAATTTAATTAGTCATGTAGATAATACTAGCATTTATATTTTGGCGTCACAAAATGCTACACCGCGTGTGACAACCGGAAACGTGTCCATTAACGGAACTATGTCATTACATAGTGTTTTTGCCGTTGGTTCGGAATTATTTTCCAATGTAGGGTGGACTGGTGCCGGTTGGACGCAGACATCAAATACGTGGGTACACACTTCAGGAA